ATAGTTGCCCCAAGAGCTTTGGTGACCATAGCATTTTCCAGAGTCTCGATAAATGAACCGGCCATCACGTTGGTTGATACGGTGTTACCCGCTGAACCTGCCACGGTTAAATCACGACGCATCACATCAAGAGGCACATATAAACCTTTTGGCGTGTTGCCCATTCGTTCTGCAACGGCTGCACTGACTTCAAATTCAAAACCCGCTGCACGTTGAAATGCGGCATTGTTTGGATTAGCCAGGGCGTTTAATGCACGAACAAAAGAGAAGCTGCGAGCTTCTCTATCGGTTAGACCGATTTCGGCATCGTCTGCGCTTGGGGCTGCTTTTGGTTCTGGCATGGAATCTAAAACAGCGGCTCGAAATTCATCTAATGACTTACCATTATCAATGAATGTTTTGGCCAGTGAATCTAAACCACGCTTGCTGCCGATGGATTGAATTTCATTAATTCGCAATAATTCTGCTTTGCGGATTTGCTCAATCTCAACCTTTACATCAATTACAGGTTGGGCGCGTTCGGTTGTTTCAGTAACCGTTGACTGTTCTGTTTCTTTAGGCATTGAGTTTTCCTCGTTGACTTCAATTAAGTTTGCAGCTTGACGACCTGCCCCGACTGAATCATCGGCGGGCACAGATACCATGCTGATTTCGTAGGGCTCCCAATCTTTTACCCGGTAAACGGGTTTATGCTCGGTGCCTTCGTCCGTTTCTTCGCGACTGTGGATCATGTAACCCACTGACACTTTTCCACGAATACCATCGACCACATCTGTAAATATCTCTTTTGCACGTTTGCTTTTTCCAAAGCGAACCACCGCCCGCGCCACGCGGTCAGAGTCAATAGAGATGGATTCCACAACACCGATCTGGTCACGTATGTCATGGTCCATTAATAACGGGGCGTTGTTCTGCAGGCGACCAAGCCTGATTGACCCTGCCCCGTGATCTAATATTTCGATGCCGAACCACCGCTCGACCTTGTCTGTTTCTGAAGAAAAAGCCAGCTCTACTGTGCGCTTTTCTTCATTGATAAATTCTCGCTTCAGGTCAAATGACCGATGCAACATTTTTGCTTCGTTTTTACGTTTCGGCATTGTCTAAACCCTCGGGCGTTGTTGGTGTATTGGTTAAGGTCAGGCCATACTCTGCGGCCAGTTCATTTTCTTTTTGAAGTTGCTCGAATATTTCGCGTAAATCTTTGCCTTTTGCCGCAGCGATATCGGCGCGTGTCATGGTGCCCAGGGCTACACCTTCGGCATTGGCTTTGGTGTCTTTTAATGGATCAACCCAATCCCAGCCACGAGGTTGAAAAGCAATTCGATTATATTTACTGTCAATTTTGCTGTGGGGTAACGGGTTTGATCCACGCATTAAAAATTCATCAATCCATATTTGATAAACAGGCTCGTGCAGCTGCTCAATTAACCATGATTGCAGTCCTCGCCATTGCTCACGCTCTTCGAGCACACCTGAACGGATACTGGAAAAATTAACCCCTTCGAGATCATTGGCCAGTGTGTTGTAGGCCACATTTAAACCACTAGCAGCACCACGCAGAACAGCTTTTGTAAAATCTGCAAATGCCGAGGTCGGGTGTTGCGGGTCAAACGATGTGAAACCCATACCGCTGGGTAACTGTTCAAACGTTCCGGGCTCGGCGTCCACTATCAAGTTATAATCATCTTGATCCTTACTATCAACGGAATTGTGGGATTTTTTGGCCGCTTTAGTAGGTGGAATATAGCCATCACCATCCGGGCTTGTATAAAAGCCCATTTTGCTGGCACCAATACGGGCGGCAATCAGTTCAGCCATTTCATAACCCCCAAGCATGTTCAAACGCCTGATGGCTGTGTGCATCCAGGGAACGCCGCGTATTTGACCGGGGCGATCTGATATGAATATATGTAATATTTCAGAAGCTGGCACACGCTCATTTTCACGACCTGCCAGAGTGATTTCACCAGGGTGTTTTGTTTTTAGGTAATAAGCTATTGGGCGGTCAAACTGATTTGACTCGATACCCATTTTAATTTTATGACCACCATCCAGTTCACGGTTTAACTCAATATCAAGATGGTCACATTCTAAAACCCGTAAATGCAGCCCATATCGGCCATACGGTATTTTGATCATCTGAACCAGGCATTCACCATCACGAGCAACGGTTTCTATTACCTGCCGTTGAATGTCTGCCCATGACTGGCGACCATTAGCCGAACAGTTGCGAGGTTTAGCCCATTGTTTAAACTCGGTTTCGACATAATCACTGTCGGCGTTATCTGCCTGCCCACGCTCATTCGTAAACTTACATTGCAGTTGTATGCCGTTGGTGCCAATCACATTGGCTTTGACCATTTGCAGGAATTTACGGGCGTAGTCGTTATCCATGCAGAGTGTGCGTGACCGTCCACGAATAACCCGCAAATCACGGCGTATAGCTTCATTAGCAGAAAGGCTGGACCCGGTGAAACTAGCGGTTAATCGATCGATATTGGCTGCCGCAAAATCACGCGCCATTGATTTAGGGTGACGACCTCTTTTTTGTTTCACAGGAAACTCAACCGCGCGCTTACCAATTTGAAGGCCAAATAGTTTCATTAAAATCTAACCCCTATTTGGGCAGAGTGGTTTAAGCCTTTCCGGGCACGGGCTTTTCGGTTTGCTTTGACTAATTCACGCTGCCAATAAGCCCGATGAACCAGTAATTTTTCAGGATCACGCGTGGCGCTGGAATCTACCCCTAGACTATAGGCAAGCACATCAAGCTGTTGATTGTCTGCCCGGTGCAGCAATGCTTCTTCAATTCTGTTGAGCATTTTTTGTGCAAAGGTGGCTGGATCATTTGTTGAATTAGTGGCTTTGTCGGCACTGACCGTAAACCGACCGGTATCGACTGAACTTCTTTCGGCATCACTTTTACGGGTGATAAAGGCCGTCCAGTGATAATTGGCAACCAGGTATTGAAGAGTGACCGAACTGGCGAGTGTGACCAGGTAATCATCACCATCAGCCACGGCGGCAATAGAGATCAACCGGGCTGGCACGCCTTCACTTCTGCACTCGTAGCTTAAGTTGTATTCTGCCACGGGGTAAACGGTGGCGAGATCGGTGCGCTTCCAGACGGTGTAATCGCCTGCGGTTATTTCTACCGGTTCGGTGGTGGGTGCGTTGGATGTGTCGAAAACATTGATCATGCAGGCAGTGTGCCTGCTGATTGTTCCACGTTTTATTAAAGTGTGAGACTTTTTTCAGGGATGTAATATTTACCAGAAACACAGGGTGTATTTTCCAGTGTTTTAAACAACTTCAAAAACTTCCGGGTCGATACTGTGGAATATTTGCGTGGGCGAGAATGTGACCTTGCCTTTATAGCTCCACTCACCTACTTTCCCGTTTTTATCAGCCACGGTTAACACGTAGTGAATAATGCCATCGGTGCCATCATTGAGCACTGCCGCTGTTTTTTCGGTTTCGATGCCATCAGGATCTTTAAGGATAACGGCATAGGCTGTGGCTGCACTAATATCGACAGCCACCCCGCTTTCGGTGATGGTGACTTGCAGATCGGTGCCGTCGTCGTCAATGCTTATGGTGTCTGTCATGATAATTTTCCGGTTTGGCGTAGTATTCGCGCGATGATTTGATCACTGGCCAGGGTACGCACTATAGTGACTTCTGTGCCGATTATTTGCACGATGTCGGGCGTTAGGCCGTTATCAATCGCGCCTGCATCGAGTGGCTGAGATTGATTGATATTATCGGGTGAAATCACGTTATGTTGAGTAATTACAGCAACATCAACAGTTAGGCTCTGATCTATTTCGCTAGGTACTAAACCGTTGATACTGGTGATGCTGGTTGCATCGAGTACCTGTGACTGATCCAGACTATTGGGCGCTATAGCATAATGCTGAACAATGGCGCTTGCATCTAACTGCATGGATTGAAGCAGTTCATTAACAACCAGGCTGTGATGTTGAGTTAATGCACTGGCATCAATAGGCTGTGCCTGGGTTAGTTTATTTGGGGCCAAAGTACCCGCTGTGACAATAGCCGAAACATCCAATATTTGAGCATGGTCTACTGCATTGGGTGTTAACTGGTTGTGCTGTGTTAATACCGATCCATCGAGCGTTACCGATTGATCTAAGCTGTTAGCAACAATCGAATGATGTTGCGTTAATACACCAGCATCGAGAGCGACACTTTGCAGTAACTCATTGACCGTGACAGCATGATGCTGAATCAAATTTGTTGCGTCGAGTGTTTGTGACTGATCAACATCATTTGGCACGAGTGAAACCGCGCTGGATATTGTGCCTCCGTCTAACCCTTGTGATTGATCTATGCTATTTGGCTGTAAAACATGGTGCTGGGTTAGCGTTACGCTATCGATAGATTGTGATTGCGATAAATCAACAGGGGCAACCGATGCCGATCCACTAGTTGTTGCAGGTATATATAGAGCTGTATGCCTTAAAGACATTTTATAACTCTACAATTTCCCATGGGAAAGAACGACTAGTTCCCGCTGCCTGGTGTAATGTGAATACAACCTCATTTACTGAAGCGATTGGGATAGAAATAGCAACTAGATTTTCCTGAACATTTTTATAGGTTCCAGCATAAGCAAGCCTTGTTGTGCCGCCTGATGTTACCTTTACTTTTGCCCTAAGTATTAATTCATCACCTAAAGCTAACGCGTTCATGTCTACATAAAGAACAAACGTTCCGACCGTTGTGATAGTTGCTAACGTATGCTCTGATGTTACCGTTGCAGCTTGAGTGCCGCTTGAGTTTGAACTAGGCATTATCTGACCCCATAAATAATATAATCAAGATCACAATCCGCATCAGCTATATTTGATTGCGCCCTGATTGAAATACGCTCTCCGGCTGCAATACCTATTGGAATAAAAGAAGAAATTGCACCCTGGCCTTTTTCTTGTGTATCTGTCGCGATATGACCACCCGAGTAAATAACTTCCTCATTGCCTGCCGATCCGACACCGACCTGGTAAGTAATTTTAGCAATCTGCCATGAATAAAAGTCTTTTATTCCGGAAACGATAAAACCTTTAATGCTTTCAGATAAAGAAGCCGTGATTTCAACCCAGCTTCCAAAAGTATTGGCCGTTGTTCTTGCTACGGTTACACCGCTTGTTGTTGCCGTATCATCACCTATTGCCAGTATTTTAGAAAGTGGTGACTGCTGGCTTAGCGCCTGCCTGACTCGGATTATATGAACATCACTTGTGCCACTTGAGCCACTTGTTTGCACTCTGGCTGATATTCTTACACCAGCAGGAATATGAACAGGAAAGTCATAAACAAAATGAACAAGTCCATAACCATCAGAATTTATTCTACCAAGCAAGTTGGGACATATAACAACCTCACTGCCTGCACCACCAATAGCGATATCGGTTAGTGTTAATGCATCAGTCCCTGCCCCACCTAGCCTACTGATTGAGATCATTAACTTGTCTGAAGCATACGTATTATTAGCCGCTGATAACAGCTCTACATAACTGCCTTTTGTATCAGTGCCACCTGTGGTTAATGCTGTACCCGTAGTGGATGTAAAATCATAGCCTGATTCTAAAGCACTTGGAGAACCGCCGATTAGTGAGAAATCAGGCACTTAATATTTCCGCCACTCTGCTAGTAGTTAAAACACCAGCCACCTGTAAATAATTCAATGCTGCTGACATCCTTGGGCTAGACAAATCAACTGTCACTTTATTTGTTAAACGTCGGACAAAAACCTCGGCACCTACATCAGTTTTGCTTAAGGTAAGAATGCCAGCATACTCAGTATCAGTAAGTAAATCCTCAAAATCACCAGCACTTATAACCGAGCTAACAGGCCTAAGGTCAAATGACAAAGTTTGCGCATTCCAAATTCCGTTTTTACTATCAGCATCAGGGAATGTAACCACAGCCATCCCAGCTGGAGGTGTAATCAAAGCACTGCCAGAGCTAATTAGCCTACCTGTCGCTATATCGTATAAATGATTCATTTACCTGATCGCTATAAGTGTGTTTTGAAAATTACCCAACTTTCTGCGCTTTCTGGTTGACCTTATCAGGCACTAACGGCCCATTCGCCCCTGGTTTACGCTCTCCTGTTTCCACAACCCCATCAACATCCTTAGCCCAGCCATGCCCCAAGCAGATATTGCCAACTTCATCAGATACCGTGGCAACATCACCTTTTACAAAGTTAACCAGCTTTCCATCAACATTAAGTTTGATGGTTTCTTCTGTGATTTCAATTTTCATAATTTTACCTTTATGCCGCGTCTGCAATTTCGTGATCAAAGGCGGATATATCCACCGTGCCGCCTGCTGTTAATGCTTGAGCTGCGCAGGTTGTGACAACCAGTAAAGCCGTTGCACTGGTGATAGCGATATGATCACCGCTGCCACTGTTATCGATGGTTAATGCGGTTTGTGCGCCTACTGTGTGCTTTCTGCCTGATGTGTCGCCATTTGCCAGCGTGAAATCACCTGATGCAATAGTGCCGCTTGCCAACTGGTTAGTGGTCACGGCTTCAGTGCGCGTTGTCGGCTCGGTTGCGCATACATGAATCTGGTTTGCGTTGCTGGATACATTGGCAAGCCCTGCATCCATTACGCTGTCGTTTACATATTTAGCCATTGTTTATTCCTCTAGTATTTATGAGTGTGCTTAGTATTTATGAGTGTGCTTTGGCTGTTTTGCATGTAGTTCAGCCGTTAGTTTTCGAACTGTTTGGTGCAGGCTGTCTGCACGGTCATTAAATTGCTGCATCGCTTGTCGATGCGCTGGTTTAGGTGGTTTTAATTTCTTTATGATCCAGGTTATTACCGCTCGAATGCTGGTCATATTTTGGCCCCCAATAATTTGACGGCGGTTTCCATATCGCTGATAACTTGCGTCATTTTGATTAAGCCCTGGGTAATTTCCTTGCGATCTCGGCGCTCTAGCACCAACAGGCCAGCAAGTAATGCCACCATGACTGATAAAGCAACTATCGCTATATTCTCCGATGAGAATAGCGGGCTGGCTGTAACGATCTTTTCCATTATTCATCGTGCCCTCAATTTTGTGGTTTTTTCTTTACTGCCTGCACTTGAACCAAAGAAAAAATTGTAGACCTGCTCTGCTTTACTGGACACTTGCCCAAGTACAAACCCAAGCAAGGTGCTTTCTAGCGTGACTTTTCCACTCAATACCCAGAATACAACCGCAAAAAAACAGGCCACCGTGACAGTAGCTAGTAATGGAACAATCCATGATTTAGTTACTTTTTGCAGATCTCTAGCACTGTTACGGTCATCAGCAGCAATCTTTAAAATATCAACATCCAGTTCTTTCATCCGGGTGTCAAAATCTTGATCAGCCTTTTTAAGCTTCAATAATGATTCTGGGTCGCGTTGCAATACTTCAGATATTTTGTTTTCCAGTTCATGCCCGGTTGTGGTTTCATCTTCGCCCAGCAATGCGTTTGATATGGCTTTTGTGGCCATACCACCAAACGGACCACCCAGTGCAGTACCCAGCACCGGGGCAACGGTTTTGACTAAACTTTTCCAGTCGAAACTCATGATCTTTTATCCCATCTTGCTTTTTTCTCTCTCACATCAATATGGATAAAATCGTTATAAACGCCGATTCCGTATTTGTTCGGGTATTCGTGATCGAGGAAATGATAAACAGCGATAGTGGATAGACCAGATACGACGATGTCTGCCGCCTTTCCTTTTGGGTGCTGGCTTGTATCTGTTGAGCCAATATATTTATTATGGTCCAGGCATCTGTATGCAGAATTTATTCGGATAGGGTGCTTATAATATTCGCGTATTTTTTCAAGAATGTTTATTAATTCATAATCAACAGTATCAGAACCACAACCGCATAAGCAGCTGAATTCTGATCGTTTAAAATGTTTTGAAATATAACTCATGCAGGCAGTGTGCCTGCTGATTGTTCCACGTTTTATTAAAGTGTGAGACTTTTTTCAGGGGCCGGTTACTAATTTTTTACACACCGGTAAACTGTTGATCGGCTTACACCGTACCGTTCCCTTATTTCAGCCATGTTTTTACCGGTATATTCAGCCGCAATTGCTTCGGCATGAGGCGTGCCGAGGCATTGTTTTTTGATGTAAATAGTTTCACCTTTAAATTCTGACCTTATTTTATAATCAACTGAATTTATTTGCTTTTCTATAGCTTCATCCGTTACAACACGAACTGCTGAAGATAATGCTTTGTAATCACTTTCAGGCACCCCTCGTAAACTTAAAAATGTTGCAACCATGCAAGCGACAGTTGTTGAGTGCTCTTCCTTATCCCAATAATCCCTACTTATTTCCCCCAGCCTGGTTACAAAATCCTCTTCACTACCAGCCATACATTCCACCACCCAGTACAAATC